CTCTACTTGCCTAGTCGCCGCGCCGATAGCTTCCGAATGCTCCTTGAAGCTGAACATTGTCGGATTGCCGTAGTCAGCGGACTTCTCGTCAGTATTCCATGACGTAACGGACAGAGAGCCGCGCCATGCAGGGATGAACTTCACGATGGCAGCCGCGCTCACTGTTTTCAGTGGTTGATTCCATTGCTTAGAATCGCGAACCTGAATAATCAGTCCAGCATAACCGCCGACCATTTTGCGCTTGTCAGTTTCCTTAATCGCGCTCCAGATAGCCTTCTTCTTGAATAGCCGCTTGACGTCCTTTTCCCACTGAGTCTCGTCGCGGGATTCGTCGAACTCGTCTTCACCCTCAATGATCCACGGGTTTGTCTGCCACGTCTTATTTAGGATCTGCATCAGTGCACCATGACCGACGCCATGACGCTTGTAGACGCGGTAGAACTCGCTAAAGCCCGGATTGTCAGGGAATCCGTATTCGCAATACGCTCTCTCGTGACGCTTCGTATCCAGCGCGCCAGTACCAAACGCAGCCAGCTGACGAGACGCAGCGATCTGCCGTTCAGCCAGGTTATTCAGCGCCATCATCAGCTCAGGTGGTGCATTGACAGTCATAAAATAGGGCCTCGTAAATTACCTACATTCTACCATTGACGCGGATTCGGATTGAGGCTAAGGTTTGCGTACTTTAAATGGAGGGTTTGACGGATGAAATTGGTTGAGTTGTTGGCTAAGGAAATGAACGAATGGCCCGACATGCCTGAAGGTGGAAGACGACTTGAGCAAGACTGTAACAACGCAGTCATTGAAGGTGATGGTTGCGGTACAGTTGATATCTTTATGCTGAGCCAGAAAGCAGATGACTATGCGGAGAATCCGCACGTAACCCGCGCCCAATGGCAAGCCGAGCGCGACCGTCAGAAGGGTGGCGAGTGGAAGCGGCATCGTGGGGGTAAGCAGCCGGTAGATGGCGCTGAATATGTAGAAGTAAAGCTTCGTGACGGTGATATTCAGCAATCGTTCGCTCGCTGCTTTGCATGGCCTCATTCTGCATGCGACGTCTACGCAAACATTATGCAATACCGAGTAATCAGCCAGCCACAAGCGGAGGAAGTAGAGGTGCGCAAATTTACTCAGGATCTCAATATGCATACGCCGCAAGGTGAATTCATTCGCGGCCAGATCAGCCTCAATGACGAGGTTATCTATCCTGCTGAAGCGCAATGGCAGCAATCATCCGGACCTCTAGCTTGGCGCGACACCATCATTCACTGCCAAGCCATCATCGAAGACTGCGAGCGCGAGATTCAGCGGAATGTGGATTTGCTCGATGCTGAAGGCTTGATGATACAGACTGATAGCAAGAAGTCTATGCGGCATTATGCTCCTGATGTTCTTCCTTTTGAAGAGTGGCAGGTTGGCGATATTGTTGCTTCTATCAATAATTACGGGAATCAGTTTTCAGTCGACTCGGAATATGAAATTGAGTCAGTGGAGGGGCGTCGAATTGAAATTACTGCCGACGATTGCGGCGAAAAAAATGGATGGGGTGTAGATAATTTTCGGTTTATCCGAAGACCATAACCAATAACCATCCACCAAAGCCCTCCTAACCCGAGGGCTTTTTTGTGCTTATGGTAAAATGATTGTGCGGATAGGGTCATTCCTGAAAAGCTGAATCCTAACCAGCCTTCCGCAATATTTCGTTAGGTCATGCTGTAGGGGCGTGAAATGATAGAAGCTGCAAAGAAACGCGATAGAGGCGATAGGACAGAGATACAGAGAGCCTATTACCTAAAGAACAGAGAAAGAATTCTTGCTAACGAGATGGCCAGAAGAAAGGCTAATCCAGAGAAGCAAGCACTGAGCAATAAGCAGTACAGAGAGAATAATGCAGAAAAGATATCCGCCTACAGAAGCGAGTATCACACGAAAAACAGAGACAGATCCAATAAGTATTGGGCTGCAAGGCGATCAGCGAAGATAAAAAGAACGCCTTCGTGGTTTTCAGAGTTTGATGAATTTGTGATGTCGGAAGCTAATAATCTGGTAATTCTAAGAAGAGAGGCTACAGGCATTGAATGGGAGGTTGATCACATGATCCCTCTACAGGCTAAAATAGCTAGCGGATTGCACATAGGATCAAATATCCAAGTGATCCCTATGGCGCTTAACAGATCTAAGCGTAACAAGATGATATTTACTGAGCCGTTTGAGTGGATGTCACGTTAAACCCTATAACCCGGTGATCCATGAAAAAGACACGTGTAAACATCCTAGCCGCAGTAAACGCGGCATCGGTAACTATAAAGCGCCAAGAGATCGAAGGTGAGAAATACACCATCATTCAGAACGTCTTGTGGATGTCCGATGAAGTGGTGCTCAACGGCGGGCTGTATTCTGCCGAGGAGAACGAAAAGGGCTACGCGTCCATGGACGGAAGGATCATGCCCATGGGTCACCCTGAAGTTAATGGCGCGTATGTTGCTATTAGCTCTCTTGACAACGCCGACGTGGCAGTTGCCTTAGGCAAGCATTATGGTGGCGTGCATGCTCAGAACGTGCGCAAGGAAGGATCGGACTACTTTGCTGACGTAATGATCAATGATCGCGTGGCTAACGCTCATCCTGATGGTGTATTGCTGCTGAACTGGGCTGGTGAGGTTGAGTCCGGATCTAAGCCTGCTCCGATTCATATGTCTACTGGCTTGATGACCAATAGAGTGCAGGCTAACGGTGAGTCTCGTGGCAAGAAATACACATGGAAAGCCTTTAACCAGGCATACGACCATCTAGCGATCCTGTTTCATCAGGCGGGCGCTGGTGGCGATGACATTGCTATCGCGGTTAACTGTGAAATGGTGATTAACTCAAATCTTGACGAGGCAAACGAGGAGGCGCTGGATAGCTCGTATGGAGAGAAGATGGAGCTTCTTAGTTCTGCCGTAAAGGAGCGATTCTCGCTAGGCGATAGCTACGCATACGTACAAGACTTTGACGATCAGGCCTTGGTTTATTGCACTCCTAGTGGTTTATTCAAAATCTCGTACCATTTCGAGAATGGAAACCCGATCCTGACCGGTGAATCTCAAGCAGTAGTTGCTAAGACTGAATACATGGTTAAGAACGAAGAGACGCTATTTGCGCGCCTTCTGGAGCGCTTTAAATCTGTAGTACAATATTCCAGTACGAAAACCACTATGCCGTTAAAGGCAAACGAAACAGAGGAAGTCGATATGACCCCGGAAGACCTTCAAGCGGCGCTTGATGCTCAGGCTGAGAAGATTAGCGGTGCGTTTAACGCAAAGCTTGACGCTCAATCGGAGATCATCGCTTCGCTGAAATCTGAAATGCAGGCCAACGCTGAATCCGGCCTGAAATCCAAGCGCGAAGAAGTAGCCAAAGTTCATGGCGAAGTAGTCGCTAACTCCCTGTCGCCTGAAGCGCTGGACGTGATGTTTGCAAGCGTACAGACCGCCGCCGGCATTGTGTCTGGCGCGCCAGTTACCAACTCCGAAGGCGAAAAGGTCACTGTAGATTCTCACTTCGGGAGCATTAAATAATGGCGACTCGTTACCATCGCGTTAACCAAGACGGCTCCAGCCTTGGCGCATACCTCAACGGCGACACTCGTTGCGCAGTTCTGGCAGCCGCTAACTACGCCGGCTCGTTCGTAAAGCTGACTGCGGGCAAGTTCGCTGCTGCTGGCCTGGTTGATCCTGGCACCACTCAGCTCTGGATTCTGGACGAGCACAGCCTTACCGGTCAAGCGATTGACGCTCAGATTACTTCGGGCGAAACCGCTACCGGTCACTACGTAACTGAAGGCCGTCTGTTTGCAGTTCGCTGCGCTGCCGGTGCTTACGTTGAAGGCGTTCGCGTCTACCTGACCGCCGCTGGCCTTGGCACCGTAACAGCAGGCACTGATGCCGTAGCTGTCGGTTACGCCAAAGAAACAGTAACCCTGGCAGGCGTAGATTACGTCCTCGTACAAGTCAAGTAAGGTCTAGATAATGATCATCACCGCAAATACTTTGCTCCAACACGAGAAGCTGCGCGAACATGCGCAGTACGTTCTCGATAACCGTGGCGCGTTCAACGCTCGCCAAGACAGCCTTCAGCGTGAATATGGCTCGTTCCAGTTCGCAGCTAACGCCGGCCTGCCTTCTGATTTCTGGCGCGCAGTGGATACCACCGTTGTGGAAGCTACCCGCGCCGCTGACGGTTACGAGATCCTCGAATATCTTCAGCCTGTGCAAGTGGTTCAGTCCATTGGCGCAACTGTTCGCCAGTACGTTACCAGCACCGACATCGCGGACGAAGTTGTCATCACCATGTCCGGTCACGGCAAGCATGGCTTCGACCACACCGGTTACGAAACCGACGGCGACCCTGTTCCAATGTTCCGCTCTGGCTTCGGCGCTAACTGGCGCCATGTTGTAGGTCTGCGTGACGCCGGTCTGGATCTGATTCTGGATAGCCAGCGCGCCAAGCTGATCAAGCACAACAAGGCCCTCGTAAGCTATGCGCTTAACGGTTCGGCTGAGATTGTTGTTGATGGCAAGCCAGGTCAAGGCCTGAAGAACCACCGCAACACCGTCAAAATCGATCTGGACGCTTCTGGCGCCAACATCGACTTGACCACCGCAACCGCTGAACAGTGGGCCGCCTTCCTGACCACTGGCGCTTTCGGTACTTCCGTTCGCACCAACAAGGTCACTAAGGTTGATCGCATGTACGTCTCTTACGAGATCTACGGCAACCTGCTGAAGCCTTACGTTGTTAACGGCGCACTGGCTGGCACTTCGCTGACTGCAATCGGTCCTTGGCTGGCTGGTATGGAAGTCGTGCCTACCTACGCCCTGGTTGGTAACGAGTTCTTGGCGATCAGCCTGAGCAAGCAGTACGTTAGCCCAATCATCGCGATGGCTACCAACGTTACTCCGATCCCGCGTCAACTGCCGGAAGACAACTACAACTTCCGCATCCTGACCGGCATGGGCATGCAAGTTAAGAAGGACGGCGACGGTCACGCCGGTATCTTCTACGGTGCCAACT